GATAAATTCAAGTTCTTTTTATCCTTTTTCTTTGGATAGGGCATACCAAGGTCACCCTGTTTATATTTGGTCATTACTGGTTGTGGCATTTTAGCCCTCCTTAATTTTAGTTTTTAGGTAATCCATTAATTCTGGATTATCTACAAACACTGTTGTTAAACCATTAGCTATTCCATTAACTAATTTTTCTTCTTCTTTCTCTTCCAAATCAATATGCCATTGATATATTATTGAGTGTAAAACTTCGTGCAATATTGTATTGGCGTGGGAAACTCCCTTTTCATCAGCCACATAGCCGATGATTCCTTCCTTCTGAAAAAACTGCCCTTGGGCTTCATTTGCCGTTGCAACAGTCTGCTTCCATTCCTCCAGTTTGTAATCCCTGTATCCAACCTTTATGGATTCAGGTACTTGTATCTTTACCATATGATCTCCTTTAGTATCCAAAAACTTTGTCAGCAGGTTTAAATTCCACATCTTTAGGTCTATTCCAATGAGTTTGTAATGAATGGGGATGAAGCGGTCTGCTCATACACCCATAACGCAAGGCATCATAGGCGTGGTCTTCCGCATTCGTGTCCACATCTTCTGGATTATGCTTGTCAGTTGGTAGTAAAGGAAGTGTTCTTACTGTATTTATGCAATTTGGAAAAAAGAATATTCCGGGATAATTTATGTCCGGGTCTACATATAATCTTTTATGAAGTTCAAGCTTACCGCTTATTCGACTGCGTGGTGACCTGTCTGATGGTCGCCAACTGCATCCTTCTCGAATCATTGTCTCGGCTATGCTCGGCCCTGCATCTCCACGCTTTGCCCACGTGGATGAATCAAGGACACCATATCTTATATGTTCTCCGTGTTCAAGTTCTAAAACTTTTTGTGCAAATAAATCGGCTGTAACTTTTTGTGTATATAATTCCCTATAGACATACAGATAATTTTCAAAATCAATAGCAATCCATAGGCAACAGGCAGCACTAGCATACCCCCAGTCACAAGTACGAAACCTAACCCAATTATTGGGTATTTCAAAAGGTTCGATAACGTGTACATTCCTGTTAAACTCTGGAAAGGCAGAGCCTTCAAACGCATCCCAATCTCCTTCCAAAAATTGTTTTCTTTGTACTTCTGGCAAAGATGACAACATAATCATATAGTCATCTGTTTGCATTAGATAGGGATTATCCTGTAATTTAGCAGGAATGAACCGTCTTGTTATTTTTTTAACACCAATAGGTGTTTCAATTTCAAGTGTAAAGGGCGTATTGGATTCAGCAGGTTCGACAAACATTTCTCTAACCCACGTTGAGCCAATATTCCCCGGATTTCCTGTTGCTCTCATATACACAGGTATCTCTGGGTCTACACTTCTTAGGGAGGAACGTAAAAAGTTGTAAATTTCTGGAGTAGGATATTGTGGCAGTTCATCAATACCTATCCACGTGTAGGATTGTCCTTGATAACGCAAAACATCCGTTAGATTTTCCGCATAACCAAATTCAATTCTCGCCCCGGAAGTAAACCTCCATTCTTTTTCCTGCTCTCTCCACTTTGCACCGGGAAATGCACGGGTATAAAGTCTTTGAGAATGAGAAATCAAATCCCTTAATTCTGGCATCGAACGTCTGAGGAGTAATGCACGATGATGGGTTTTATGACAGTATCGAAGCGGGTCAACCAACATAGCGTATGATTTTCCACCACCTCTCGCACCGCCATAAAAAACTTCTTGTTCACTTGCTGCCAGAAATTCAGTTTGAGGGCCTTCGTTAGGCTTGAAGATAATTTCTTTTTCCGCTACAACATCCTGTATTGTCGGAGGTAGCTGTTCAAGCTTATCTTCTTCTACAATCTGTGATTCTTTGCCTGAAAGGGCATTTTCTATGTTCTTTAAATTTTCTTTTTTTGTTTTTGCTTTTCGTTGAGCTAGGGTGTATTTTTCCCTAGCCTTTTCCACTTTTCTATTTTCAGATTTTAATATCTGTTTTGCTGAACGCTTTGCCTTGGTATATTTTTCCTTTAATGTCAGAGTCTTTGAAGGAATAGATGCTACTCTTTTCCTGCCAACTTTCTTTAATTTTGGTGGGGCAATATCCTCTACCATTGTCTGTTTAAAACTTTTCTCAAGCCCATTCCCGTCAGTCTCCTGCCTGTCTTTCTAAAAATCCAATCGGCAACTTCTCGATAGGATGAGCCTTTTATGTATTTTCGTGCCTGTTCAAGAGCATCAATTTCCTCTTGAATAGGTTCTAAATAATTTTCTTTTTCCGATTCCTTGTATCCAAATGGTATGACACGAGCAACTCTTTTACGTAGAATTTTCTGCTCGTTCTCCATCTTTGGGCGGGAGAATAAAGATTCCTGAAACTGATTTGACATTGATATCCACCTTTTCTTTTTTCGTTAAACCTACTCTATCCAGTATTTGTTTTGCAGCTTCCACTCTAATACTTGCATTGGGTGTACTCCCGTCCTCATCCAACGCATTGACCAATCCCATTGTCGCCTTTGGAGAATAGGAAGCCATCACTTCCTCCGCCCGTTGAATGATTTCATCCTTTAACGCCCGTATCACTTTCGGATAGGAATGCTCTGAATATCCCGCCATCTCTCCTGCCTTCTTTGGATTGCCTTTTGCGTTTCCAAACAAAGCTGTCAGAAATGACTTTTGTTGGTCAGTTAATTCCTTTACCTTTTGTGTTGATACTAAATCCATTGTCTTTTCTGTTTTGTCCTAACTCTTCGTTCCTTTGTCGCTTCTGGAACTTTTAGTATTCCCGCCTGTTCCTTTTTATCTCTCTCTAAATAAGAAGCTTCAACTTTTGTATTAATCTGTTCTCGTAACTTGTCTTCCTTCCCCCCAACATCCGATATGGTAGAAAGACTGGGAGCAGAAACAACCATACGGACAAATCGTTGGCGAGTAGGAAAATTCCTTTTCCAAATCGGTAAATTTTCTGTCCATTTCTTTCCCGTCTCAGTATTTTCATATTGATATGTTGGCATTATTAATAACCTGTATGACCCATAAATTTTTTATCTTTTGATGGCCTTAATGTTGAAACGGGCTTTTTTAAATTTTTATTTTTCATTTGATATTTCTTTCTTTTCTCTTGCAAATATTTTCTATCTTTCTCAGTCATATTTGAAAAATCAAATCCCCCACCCCGTTTATAATACTTATTAAGAATAGGGTCGCCCTTATACAGCATAGTATCACGTGGTGCTGTTTTCTTTCCCTTAAAAAGATTCTTTTGAACTTCTTTTAAAGCTTTTAATTCCTCTTTTGTAAGTTCTGACATTTTTCTCCCTTTATGGTTTTTTTGGTTTCTTATTAACTTTTGCTAATTCTTTTCTTAATTTTTTAAATAGTTCTTTTTCTTTTGATGACTTAGGTTTATAATTTCTTAAATTAACCATTTTTAATGATTTTATCTTTGGTGGTTTTTGATATACGTGTTCCCACTTACCATAGTTTCTTCTTACTTTTCCTATAATTTTTCCTTTTGGTGTTTTAATTTTAGGTTTAAGTTTATCCCTTACTATCTGTTCCTTAACCCTCTGTAACTCCGTTTTATGTTTAACAGGTTTACTTTTAGGTACAGTTTTTTTAATAGTCTTTACACTAAACTTTGTATTAGGCCCTAATTTATTTTGAATTTTATCAAAAGCTTTTTGACCATATTTATTAATAAACTTGGAAAAACCTTTTGTTTTACCAAGCTGTATTACTGCCAACATTAAAAATCTAAGCATTATGGTTTATTGGATTTAGGCTTATAGTTTCTTAAATTAACCATTTTCAATCTGGGATTTGCTTTGTCTTTAATTCCCAATTTTTTTCTAATTTTTAATGTTGCCTTATGAGCTTTTGTATCCTTGTATGTTTTAACTTTAGTTTTCTTGGCAACATTCTTTCCAACGTAAGTCATCTTATCTGTCGCTTTTACCACGGCATTCTTGCCATATTTCTTTATGGCCATTTGGATAGCTTTCGCCCCACCGTGCTTAAGACCCATTCGTGCCATAAAAGCTAGTATTATCGGTAACGCCATTATTTTCTCCTTTTTCCTTTTTTGCCCTTGACTTTTTTTATTGTTCCAAATCTTGTAATCTTGTTTAATAATTGCTGATGCCGTATTTCAGCTTCTCTTCCTTTTTGAGGTTTATGTTTATACCTTACAACGGGTCTTGATGTTGCTGACACTTCGCCAATTTTCTTTCCACCAACGGTAATCGTTGATGTTGTCTTTTTCACCTTGGCAATTCTATGCTCTTTTAATTTAACAGTTGTTCCACGCTTTCCAACGTGTCCAACTATTTTTTCCTTTGGCGTTTCCCTCTTAACATACTTACCTGTCTTTCGTTGAAGATGAAATTTAGGAGTTACCTTTGCATCAACCGTCTTTGTCTTGGTTTTAATCTGGACGACCTTTTTCGCATTCTTAATCGCCCATTGTCCTGCCTTTTTCGCAGCATCATCGCCATATTTTTTTATGGCTTTGGGTAATCCCTTTTGAACTGCAAATTGAGCAACCTTTAAAATTGAAACCCTTCCAACAAGAGTTAGAAGAATGGGTATGGGCATTTTATTTCAGCTTACCACCAATTGTGAACAACTTCTTCCAAGCCTTTTTATTTTCTTTTTTCAGCTTGTGCATTCGCACTTGGTATTCACTGCGTCCGTCTCCTGCCTCAACATTTTTCAATTTATCCTTCTGTGCCACTAAAGCTCTTACTCTGGCTTCAAATGTCGCTGAAGGTCTGGCGGTTTGATATAACTTTCTACTTTCTCTGCTTTCTTTTTCTTTCATTTTTGCTATTGCGGCATCTTTAGACCTTCTAGCAAATTCTAATGCACCTTCACCTCTTCCAGTTCCACCAATTGATTTTTTAACAGGTGCATCTGGTTTTGGTTTTGGTACTATTTTATCCTTATCTTTCTTCTTCGTAAGCAGACTATAAATATATGGAACTGCTCCACCAACTATAGTACCCGTTACAAATCCCGGTTTAAACTTTGGTTTTGGTTTAACTGCGGTAGTAACTGGTTTTTTAGTAGGTTTTTTAGTAGGTTTTTTAGTAGGTTTAGTTGTAACCTTCGTAGGTTTTTTAACTGTAGTAACTTTACTCGGTGGTTTTTTAATAGGCTTTTTAGATACTTTAGCCTGTATCTTTTTCTGAATCGCTGTCTGCTTTTTACTTGTTGGCTTAAACTTAACTTTAGGTTTAGCTTTGGAAATAATCTTTCCCCTAGGCCCTTTGACTGCTGCCTTAGTTGTTGTTTTAGTAATTGTTTTCAGTTGCTTAACTTGTTTAATTACTTTTGCATTTTTAACAATTGTTTTTCCAAATTTAACTCCTGCCTTTTTTACACCGTGCTTAATTACATATCGTGCAATAACAGGTATTGCAAACCTTCCAATCATAACACCTGCGTATATTAGTGGTACTGCCATTTTAAACTCTCCTCATCTTCCCTGTTCGGGTTCTTCTAAACGACCTATTTGCTGACCGATTTACCACACGTAAATTATGAGGTCTGTTATCATAGGGGTTTGCGTTAACGTGATGAACATCCTTTCCACTGCCTTTCCTGACTACGCCTTTCTTTTGCATTGTCCGTCTTGCAGCATCACGAGCTGTTCTTTTTTTAATAGCTTCAGGTCTTCCCTGATACGAAGCGTATTCACGCTTGTAATTCCTTCCTGTGGATTTATTACGCATTCTTCTTCCTGTTGCAGGATTAAGAACCATTAATTCATTCCTCTTTGGCTTCTTCTTGATAGGTGCCTTCTAAGTTTTTGAACTTTTTTACCACCTGTAGATTTCTTAAATTCATCCATAATTTTCTTAACTTTTAACTTCATTTCTTCTCTTAATTTTTCTTGAAGTTTCTTTCTCTTTTTTTCCTGTTCTTTTTTTCTTCTATTTCT